CTTCGACATTTTCTTAGTTACTTTGTCGGTGTTCTCACCAAACAAGCCCATCTGTTTTGCAATGTTGCCAAGTCGAAGCTCGGACTTGCGAGCCTCCTCACCCATCTTGATGAAGTTGGGCAGGAACATAAAGATTGCACCAGCAAGCAAGCCCAAAGCGCCCAGGGCGACATTCATGGCACTGCCGACGACCTTGCCGAACATCTGGGCACGTTTGCCTGCATCGCTGAGGCCGTCTTGGAACTTCTTTGTCTGCGCCACCAATGTGACGATCATGTTGCCTTTAGCCATGACTATCCCCCGAATCCTGTTGTTTCGAAACCGTTCTTCTGAATCCAGCGACCGATTTCCATGTTCCACATTTTGACCACTAACGGCCTTGTCTGGTCACGAGCAGTCCTAATGTAAGGGTTGCCCTTTGTGCGGATTGATTCCATTCGAACCCCGCGAGTATTGCCGGTAATGATTGCGCCCAAACGTCTGAAATCGTTTGACTGTTTGTAGTATCGACCAAACGAAACAGACTTTGCGTAAGTTGTACTCTTGCCCGGTACTCGTGGCTGGGCAACAATGACACCACCGAACAGATACCTTGCAGGTGCATTGTTTGGCGTAATCTTTTTCCCTGCGTAACCGCGAATTGACATCGCAAGTTTCCCAGACTGCACAGGGGCAATCGAAGCAGCCCTTGCAGCAACAATTAACGCGCCCTGTTTGACCCACTTCTGGAACTCATTACGTTCCAAACCCATAGCCTTGAGCTTCTGAGCTACACCTTTAGGGCCGTATAAGCCAGCAATGTACGCGTTACCACTTTTGTTGGTGGCAACGCGTACACCATACTGACTCTCAACCGATTCGTGAACACAAGCAACAAAGCGTTCATCCCGTTTGAACTGTGGCAGAAGAACGAGCGCGGAATTGATGATGTGTTCCCCGATGGTCAACTTGTGTTTGCTGTTGACCGCACACCGGGTTGGGAACACGCAACGGTCGCGGTCGCTGTCAAGGTCGACGATGTGATTCACACTGAGCTAGTGCTGAGTATGGTGAAGCCGACTCTGGAGAAGCTCGTGGCCGTTTGCCAACAGTTGCTGGCGCATTCACCACGCGCGATTCTGATGGATGGTTACATTCTGCGCGATCTACACAACGAACTGAAACTGCGCGGCTTCCCATCGGACACGGTGTCGCTTGCCGAGATTGTCAACGCATCCAGCTTGTTCTATGCCCGACTTGCTCGCCAGACTTTGAAGCATGCGCCTGACCCGTTGATGTCGATGCAGATTCCGCGCACGGTTCGCAAGTTCATTGGTGAGGGGTTCCGGGTGTCGCGTAAGGACTCCAGCGTTGAGATTGATTCGGTCATGGCAACACTGTTGGCGGTTTATGGCGCGGAGACTTTGCGAGATGGACAACTTCAGGTATTCTAGAACTTACTTATCAGGTCGAGCCGAATAATTCCGTGACTTGATAAGGCCGCTGTCGATTCGGAGGCAGCGGCACTTTCATCTCTAGATCCGATAGGACATGCATTGGACAACGATTCAATCAACGGCTTTCCCATTCCACCAGTTGACCCAATGGACTATTTGCAGTGCGAAAGTTGCCAGTAACGCAAGAAAACGACACGCCGACACAATAATCTTGCGTTTATGGTACGATAAACGCAATGGCTAGTTTCTTGGAGTTCCTGAACCCGTTGCGACCATTTGAAACGGTGCGTTCTGTCGCGCTTGATTTCGAACGCATGGAGGAACGCAGCTCATCGGTAGTGCCGCCGCCGCGCAGTGCAACGTCAGGTGTAACCACAGGCGATGCGTTGTCGATGGCTTCGGTGTACCGGGCGATTAGCATTCTGTCGACTGCCATCAAGCAGGTCGGTGTCCACATTTACCGCGATGACGAGAAGCTGGAATCAACACCGCTTTGGATCAAGCAACCCGATGACAAGATTACCCGTGCCGAGTTTATGGCTAGAACTGTGAACTCTATTGCGTTGGCTGGCAACTGCTTCTGGTTGGTGTCACGCAACGCTCGTGGGGAGACTGTCAAACTTGAGGTGCTAAATCCGTTCGACATGCTAATTCAGTCCGACGATTACGGGAACCTTTTGGGTTACACCTATCGTGGCACAATCGAATACTCAATAGCGGACATTCAGCACCTCAAGGCTCTTACCGTACCCGGCAACCTTTACGGACTCGGCCCCATCCAGTCCTGCCAGCCAGAGTTGGCTGCAATCAAGGACACACGCGACTACGCTTCAACTTGGTTCGACAAGTCCGGTGTTCCGTCTGGCATTCTGAAGTCGGATCAGATGTTGTCACCTGATGCTGCTAAGGCCGCTAAGGATTCTTGGAACGCTTTGGGCGCTGGTGGTTTGGTTGTTCTTGGTAACGGCCTGACTTACATGCCAACATACATGAACCCACGCGATTCCCAATTCTTGGAGAACCAAGCGTTCGGAGTTCAGCAAATTGCTCGCCTGTTCGGTATCCTTGCCAACATGATGCTCGCTTCCGTTGATGGTAACTCAATGACTTACACGAACATTGAGCAGGAACAGATTGCGTTTACCCGGTACACGCTTAGCCAGTATTACGTTGAGATTGAAGCGGCGATGTCGTCACTGCTTCCTCGCGGTACTGAGGCGCGTATGAACATTGATGCGCTGTTGCGTTCGGACACTTTGAGCCGTTACCAAGCGCACCAGATTGCCCTCGCTGCAGGGTTCAAGACACTTGATGAAGTTCGCCGTGATGAGAAGTTGCCACCGTTAGGAGTTGTTGAAGTTGTCTGAGATGCAGATTCGTGAGATGGAGTTCCGGGTCACCGATGCTGAGAAGCGTGAAGTGACCGGCATTGCCGTTCCGTATGAGCAGATGTCGAACGGCGAGATGTTTGCCCGTGACTCTGTTTCGCTAGATCCTGAAGCCAAGTTGATGTGGCAGCACGACAAGAACGAACCCATCGGCAAGATTGTCAAAGGCCGTCACACTGATGAGGGCTTTGAGATTACCGCCACCATCAGCAACACTCAGCGTGGGCGCGATGCCATCGAACTCCTCACCGATGATGTCATCAACAGATTCTCAGTCGGATTCATCATGCGCGACAGCAAGATGACCGACAACCGCGAACGGATCGTGACCGATGCGTTTGTGCGTGAAGTTTCCCTCGTATCATTCCCGTGGTATGAGGGTGCAACCGTTACGGAAGTTCGTGACGATTCCGAGTCGGAAAGTCCGGCCTCGGCTCCCAACAAGGAGGAAACAGTGGAGAACATTACTCCAGAAGCTTCCGACCTCGCCGAGGTTCGTGAAGCAATCCAGCACTTGGAACGTGAAGTTGCTGGCATCAACAAGGTTGAAGCACCTGCTTCACCGTCATACCGTTCGGCAGGCGACTTCCTCAAGGCAATCGCAAGCAACGATGAAAACGCAGTCAAGGTTTACGACCGCGCATTCACCGGAGCAACCACCGCCGAATCCATCGTCACACCAATCGACTTCGACCTGATTCGTCTTGTTGAAGCAGCAAACCCACTCGGTAGTGTGTTCGGTCGCGGTGTCACCCCGGCAACGGGCATGACGATCACATTCGCAAAGGTCGACTCGCAGACCGATGGAACCGCAACTCAGGCTGCTGAGGGTGACGACCTCGGATACTACGAGCTCAACCTCGGCACGTTCACTGAGAACATCATCACTGTCGGAAACTACTCCGAACTTAGCCGTCAGGTCATCGACCGCAGCACGGTTGACTACCTGAACTCGGTTCTCCGTGGACAGGCAATCGGACTCGGCAAGGCACTCGCAACTCAGCTCCGTACCAAGTACCAGGCTGTTTGTGCTGCTGCTGTCACCGCAGGTCGTAAGGTCACCCTTGCTTCGACCACGTATGACGGATGGGTTGGCGGACTCGCTGATGCTTCGGCTACGTACTTCACTCCCAACGGTGTGCAGATTGATGCACTCATCGTTGACAAGGCCACGTTCAAGGACTTGCTTGCTCTTGACGGAACCCCGGTCATCTCGTTCGCTGGTGAAGCAGCTGGTGCTGTCGGTTCGGCAAACGTTGCTGGACTCCGCGGCACGATCGCTGGAATCCCCATCGTTGTCGATGCAGGTCTTGACCACGTGAACAAGGATGAATGTGCATTCGTCTCGTCACTTGCTCTCCGCCAGTACACTTCGGGCGCACTCCGTATCTCGCAAGAGAACGCAGTGAACCTTTCCGAAGCGTTCAGCCTGAGCACGTACACCGCTACGGCGAACGAGTACGACTTCATCATCCCCATCGACCAGACCGCCTAAGTAACCTAAGGATTCTGGCGTGGCTCTGTCTTGGACTGACTTGAAAGCGTATGTGAACGCTCCTACTGCCGACGATGATTTCGTTGAGCAATGTTGGACTGAAGCGATTGCACTCGTGACCAAGTTTGTGGGAACAGCAACTATTCCGGCAACCATTACAGACCGCGCCAGAATCGAGGTTGGTCAGGAACTCTACAGTCGCAGGGCTGCGCCTAACGGTATAGCCCAATACGCGACCTTTGAGGGCGCTAGTGCCATCAGGGTTGCTCGTGACCCGATGGTCGGCGCTTATCCTCTCCTACAGCCTTATGTGGGGCAGGGAATCGCCTGATGCTGAGCACCGCCCGTGCCGACCTGCTCGCTGTTCTCAGCGGTGCAGGTTTACGGGCTTACGCTGAGGTTCCTGAGCGACCCCAACCGCCGATGGCTGTCATGGTTCCATCTGCGGATTGGATCGTGACAGGTGAAGTGTTTGGTGAGTTCTCTGTTTCGTTCGATGTTGAGATTATCGTCGCGGCAGGTGCGAACACTGTTGTATCAAAGGCTTTGGATGATGCAGTTGAAACTGCTTTGACTGCTATCACCAACGCACCGAAAATGTTTGCCAGTTCAGTTGCACAGCCACAAGCTGTGGAGATTGGTGCTGGTCTTTATCTTGGCGCAACCATCACGGTTCGTCAAAACTTCCAACTGTAAAGGAAACAATCATGGTAAACCGTGTAAAAGCGAACTCCATTACGATCACCGTTGACGGTGACGACTACACAACCGACCTGTCCAGCATCATGTTGCAGTCTGAAGAGGCTTCAACAGACGTCACGACATTTGCGGATGCACAGGATGGCGGAAAACGGGACTTCTACGTTGAACTGTCAGGTGTAACTTCAACCGATGCAACCTCATTCTTCATGGTGTGCTGGAACAACGCAGGTGACGAAGTTCCGTTCACGCTTGAGACTTCCGCAGCAACCGCTGGTGAGTTCTCTGGAACGTTGCGGATCCCTGCTAAGGGTTCAATCCCGTTCGGTGGAGAAGCTTCTGCTGATGGCACGTTCTCGTGGTCGGGTGTCCGTTTCGAAGTTGTCGGAACGCCTGCTTGGACTCCAGCCGTCTAATCGGCTATGTCTGAAGGTCAGTATGGTGTACGCGTTGCCACCAATAAGAGTGGTAACGCGTACATTGCTGGCTTGTATGGCAAGAACGGTGTAGCCCAGAAGCTCAAGGCGATGGGTTTGGAACGCAATGAGTTCCAGAAGTGGGTGAAACAGGCCGCGATTATTGTTGCTCGCCGCGCAACTTACCTTGCACCAGTGCTGAACGGAACTCTTGCTTAATCCATTAGGGGATTCGCAGGGAAAAAGATTACTCCTAACAACGCACCTGCCCGGTATCTGTTTGGTGGGCTTGTGATTGCGCAACCAAACGTGCCGGGTCAAATTAGAAGTTACGGAAAGTCAGTATCGTTTGGTCGGTATTAACGTGCAACTGGTGTTCGGACTCAAGGTAACCCCTACATTCGTAGGGCGCGTGACCAAAATCG